ATCTTGTAATGAGTCTAGAAATTTAGTTACTGACTCTAGCATATCTAAAGAATAATCGATAATCACTATTTCACCCTCCTTAATTTTAATTGTTCTTTAAATTTAAACAATTGATCGGTCAATGAATTGTTAACATCTAAAATCAGATCTTTATCTTGCGCCATGTCTTTCAATTCTCCAAAATGAGTATCGGAAATTTGAAAATTAATATCATTAATCGAGTCATTTATGCTAGATAATTCACTAGAATAGTTAAACAAGATCGCGTGTTCTAAACTATTCAATTGAATATCATTTAGCTCATCAACAAGCTTTGAAATTTCTTCTAAATTTCTACGTATTTTTGATTTAGTACTAGGAGTAATCATTTTTATTCTCGCTTTCGAGCCTTTGGCTCTTTATTTTTTTTGTTTACTTTATTTTTGATTCGGTTCTGTGACCGACCATTAAATATAGAGCTTTTTTTAGGTTATTTCCTAGCTATTTCTAGAGGGTGGCGAGAGGGGAAAATGAGAAATCCAGGGAGGGAGTATCCCTGACATAGAAAAACGTAAAAACAACGTTTATAATAATGTTGAAATTACATAATGTTAAAAATATATAGATTAACGTTTAAATTAACGTAAATTAACGTATGGATAAACTTAAAAGAACTAATGGTCTACTTAAAAAGCAGACTGCAATAGAAATAATAGCAAGTAACATTGGTGTTGATCAAAAGATAGTAGCAGAAAAGATAGGAATATCTACTCCAACTATGAGGTCATGGCTTTCTGATCCTGATTTTATTGAAGATATATATACAAGATACATGGAGATAGCAGGTTTTGAAATTCCTTCAGTAATTCAAGCAACTATTGGTGAGGCAAAGAGAGGTAATGTTCATGCTGCAAGACTCATATTAGAGCATTTTGGCAAATTAGAAAATAAATTAAAGATACAAGTTGAAAGTAATTTTGAAAAGTTTATGAAATCTGATGCAAAGGAGGCAGAGTTTTTTGAAGTTACAAATGAGCAGAGTGAGACCTTAGATTTACTTTCAGAGCATGTAGGAACTAAAATAAAATTACCTGAGAGAGATAATTCTAACAATGATCCTGATGAACGTAGAAAACAGGAGAAAAAACGTTTAAATAGTAGAATTAGCACATATAATCGTGCAAAACGTTCAATTGATAAGAAGAAACAAAATGAAAGATATGCAGTTCGTCAAAGAGCTTCTAAAGTTGGCTTAGATTTATTACCTCCCGGAAGACATACTAAAACTGTTAGAGATGAATGGATGAAAAAACTAGAAGAATTGGAAAAATAAAATTCATAAAGACTCTTATTCTTTTTTTAATTATTTAAAACATATATTATATTATATATTATATATATTATATATATATATTATTAATATAGCAGGATTTTTCAAAAAAACAAGGATTATTTTAATAAAATGATGAAATTTGTAATATTTTCGATGTTATTAACACCAAATGATAGTAATATTTACCCCATGCCTCCATCAAATGAAATAGAAGTAGATGTATCTAGACGTAGAGGCAAAGGAAACAGAGGAAAACGTAGAGGTGGAGGTGGTTTAAGATAATATATGCTAACATCTCAACTAGATCAGTCTAAAGTTTGGGAGTTTAAGAAGAAATGGTTTAATTTTACGAACTATGTTCCTCATAGTGGTCAAGAGAAACTACATTTCCCAGATAAAAGAGCTAGATTTACCGTTGCTGTATGTGGAAGAAGATGGGGCAAGTCTGTATCTGCCTCCAAAGAGATAGAAATTATGCTGAATATCCCTAAGACTAGGTCTTGGGTAGTAGCTCCAACCTATCAAACTGCTGAAAAAGTATTTAGAGAAGTTTGGCATAGTATTATTCAAAATCGTGATCCTGAAAAAAACCTACCAACAAGAAGAGCATCTTATAAAGATATGTATATCGAGACTGCTACAGGCTCTATCTTTGAAGCAAAGTCAGCAGATAATCCAAATTCTCTAGTTGGAGAAGGTTTAGATTTACTTATTCTTGATGAGGTTGCTAAACAAAAGAAAGTTGTATGGGAAATGTATCTAAGACCTACTCTTTCTGACAGAAAAGGCAAAGCAATTTTTATTACTACACCTGAAGGATACAATTGGGTATATGATTTATATTTGAAAGGACAGACAGATGAAGAATGGCTCTCTTTTAACTCGCCTTCTTGGGAAAATCAGTTCGCTTACCCTCAAGGCTTGGAAGATTCTGATCTCATTGAAGCAAAAAGGAATCTCTCGCCTGAAGTCTATGAGCAGGAGTATGGGGCAAAGTTTACCAGTTTCGCAGGTCGTGTATACTCTTTTGAAAGAGATATCGATATGGGGAACTTTAGTTATAATCCTGATTTTCCAACTTATTGCTCTATCGACTTTGGCTATAGGATGCCTGCTGTCGGATGGTTTCAAACTAATATGGTCGAAGGTCACTGGCATATTAACATCATAGATGAAATCATTCATCAGGAGAATATAAAAACAGATGAGCTTGTTAAACAGATTAAGCAGCGACCTTATAACGTTCAAACTTACTTTGGAGATCCAGCAGGAAAATCGGTCCAGGGACAAAGTGGTTTGGGAGATATAGAAATCTTTCGTAAATTTGGAATAGGTATACGCTCTATTAGAGACAGGGTAAGTACCAACATTGCATCAGGAGTCTCTCACGTTAGAGGTTTTATAGAGAATGCTAATGGAGAAAGATTCGTTCATTTAGATCATAAATGTAAAGGACTAGCAGAAGACTTTGAAAATTACCGTTACCCAGAGCATAAAGAGGGATCAAACTTGAAGTTAGACCCTGTAAAAGATGGCTACCATGACCATGGTATGGATATGGTTAGGTATTTCTTTATTAATAGATTTCCAATCCGAAACACTAAACTGAGGCTAGAACCGAGATGAGCTATGCAGAAGATATTATAAGACAAGCGGTCAAAGATAAAAAATTAGATAATTCAAGAGGAAGAAGAAGGCATATTGAAAAGCTCTTAGATTATTATACAGGAACTGATACTTGGAAATATATTGCAGGTAGAGAGGGGAACTATTTTGATTCTCAATCTTTTAATGAAGTCCCTCCTTACAATATGAACCTTACTAAAAAATTTGTTGACAAGAAATCAAGAATTTATACACTTTCTCCAAATCGTGACCTTGGAAACAAAAGTTCAAATAAATTATACGATGGACTATTGTTTTATAAAAATCTTAGAATGAAGCATATCGAGAGGATGACTAATTTAATTGGAACACCTGCAGTTCGTGTTATGTGGGAAGAAGATGAGAATAAAAAATGTTTTGAATATCGTGTAGTGTACTATTACGATGCTTATTTTTCTCCAAATAATCCTTATACTCCTACTGCAATTATTTATCCAATTTTAAATCCTACGCAGCAAGTTGATTATTCAGACCCACCGGAATTTTCCTATTGGGACAGTCAGGTAAATATAATTTATAATGAACATGGAAATATAAAAGAAGAATATCCAAATCCTTATGGAGTATTGCCATTTGTGTTTCCAAGAGATACAGAACAAATTGACGATTTTTACGGAGAAGGCTCGACAGATGTCGTTGCTACCAATGAACATTTGAATATTCTAATGACTGAGCTTATGCTAGGTCTAAGATTTCAGATGTTCGGACAATCCTGGGCATCTGGTGTCTACGAGGATCAGCCGATTGCCAGAGTTGGCTCTGATAAGCTGATCAACTTACCTGTTGATGGTCGATTCGGTATAGAGTCCCCAGGAGGCGATCCTCAAAAAGTATTAGAAATTGCTAAAGGTATGATTGAAATGTTAGCAATCTCAAAACATATGTATGTAACATTTGATTCTAATCAAGATAGACCTTCTTCCGGTCTTGCTCTTCGCATCAAAGACTTTGAGTTCGTAGAAGATTATAAAGATGATATAGAAACTTGGAGAATCTTTGAAAACGATTTATACAAGTTAGAGAAAATTATAGCAGAAATAAATGATGTTAATCTTCCTGATAAATTTTCAGTAGATTTTAAAGAACCTGAATATCCTCGTTCAATTAGTGAACAAATCCAAAAAGATGATTGGGAATTATCTAACGGATTGCTTACATTAGAAGAGATTCTAAAGCGTAATAATTCAGATTTATCTTTAGAACAGGCAAGAGAAATTATAGCTAAAAATAAAGAATCCATAGAGCCAAAAGAAGAGGATATTATAGAACAGGATGTCAGAAGCGAAGGAAAGAATTAGATGGGAACAGGCATTTAAAGATGCCTTGCAAGAAATTGCAACTGGTACTGAAGCTAGTATCTTAAAAGCCTTTGATAGTGAACATGGCTATAATTCAAAAGGTGTTAAAGTAGCTTGGCCGGAATTAAATACTGAATATGTAATCAATAGCCCTCCTAGGGGTAGAGGTGGGTCAGCACATCCTATATTATTTGTCAAAGGAGACCTCCGATCCTCTATTAAAGCAGTTGTTGAAGGATGGGTTCTTAGCACAGATGTTACTAGCCAAAAAATGAAACCTAGAGGTAAAGGCTCTATATCTGTTGCAGAAATTTCTTCTATTCTACATGGAGGAAGACCTCATACAAATCCATCTTCAGATTGGATAGAAGGTTCTCAAAATATAGAAGATATTTTTGAAAAACATCTTAAACAAGCATATAATGATATTCTTGAAGGGAATATATAAAACAAGGGAGCATTATGACTAAAAAAGATATGAAGAAAATAGAAGAATTAGTTAAAGAGATATTAGACGATATGCTATATGAAGTAGAGCCATTAGAAGTACAAAGCTATGGTGATACAACGTTTTCTGTAACAGTATTACAGGAAATGGAGGCATATCTAGGACATGAAATAGACTTTATGGCAATTTCCTAGTTGCATAGTATTTCTAGAATAGTTTAACTTTACCACGAAAAAAACCAGGAGAAATTATGACAGAAGAAGGAGTTCAGATGAACGAAGAAACAAAGTCAGTACAGGAAAGTACGCCTGAGATTCAAGATGAATCTGTTGATTATAAAGCACTCTATCTTGACGAAGTGCAGAACGCAAAAAAACTTCGCAAGAGAGCGCAGGATGCAGAGACAACAATTCAAGAAACTACGAAGATACAGGAAACTCAAAAAGTCAAACAAATGAAAGAGCAGGATAAATATAAGGAATTATATGAATCTGTTGCTCCATTTAAAGACAAATGGGAATCTCATGAGTCTAAGCGTAGAGAAACGTTGCTCTCAAAGCTGCCAGAGGAAGATAGAGAGAGTTTAGGTCAGAAAGATTTAGATACTCTCGAATATATTGTTAAATTAAAAGACGAGGCAAAGCCAGTTAATCCGCAGCATTCGCCTAACCAATCTCGCAACATAAACTCCAATAATATTAATAAAGATTGGACAAGTTTAGAGGGCGAAGAAGGTAAGAAGAATTATGAGGCGTATTTAACTGAACTCGCTAAAAATAGATAATTAAAATCCTACTTGAAGGTCTTTATAGGCAGCTGATAGAGGATAAAATATAGGGAGTTAGAAAATGGCAAATTTAGATAGAGCTACAGGTGCTAATTTTATACCTGAACTATGGGCAGAGCCTATTTACAAGTTTTTCACGAGACAGAATAAATTAAGAGGTTCTGTTGATGATTATAGTTCAATGGTTAAAGGGCAAGGGGATACAATTCACATCCCTAAGATTGCATTAAAAGCTGCAGTAGCAAAGGAAAATTCAACAGCAATTACCTTTGGAACAGCAGCTACAGCAGGTAAAGTTGATTTATCTATTGATAAGCATTATGTTGTCCCTGAACTGTTTGAAGATATTGCCCTTATTCAGAGCAACTTTGAACTTATTTCCAAATATACTAAAATGATGGGTGAATCTATTGCTCGTCAAGTTGATGAAAATATGTGGGATGAGTTAGATGGCTTTCAAACAAGGCAGGATTTATCAGCAAATAATACTTTTGCAGCTAATGATTTGGAAACTACACTTGCTAATTTATATGCATCAGACTTAGAGCCTAATATGTGTTCTATGGCAGTTAATAGATTGATATTAGCTGATATTATGCATCCTTCAAGTGGTGTTGCTAGTTACTTTGTCCGTGCTGATGCTGTTGCCGGAAGTGGGCAGGAACTTAAAACAGGTGCTGTTGGTCTGATCTACGGCATGGATGTTTTTTATTCAAATGCAATTAGTATTGCAACAGATAATGACAAGTCTGTTGGTGCTGTTTATGTGCCAAGTGCTTGTGCATTTGCAGCCCAACAAGATGTAAGAGTCCAAGCTGATTATAGTATTGATCATCTTGGAACAAAGGTAACTGCAGATATAATCTATGGAATGAAATTACTTGATGAATCAGGTGATTTGCGTGGTTTACAGCTAGTTAACCTTGGTTAATCTTAGCGATTAATAACTATAAGGGGTGGGGAAACTCACCCCTTATTTATATGGAGAAATTATGATATATTTAAAAAATTTAAATGGTCAGATCAAAGAGATGAAAGATAGGGATGCGAGAGCTATTGATTCGATGGTGGATTCAGGTAGATGGGTAAGAGTTCAAAGTATAAAAGATTCGACACCATATTCAGCCCCTAAAAAGTCTACTAAAAAAACTACTAAAAAGAAATGAGAAATCCAAATGAAAATACTGTAACAGGTCAGAATAGAGTTATTCGCAAAAAAGGCGATTTAACTGGTGTTGGTAAAGGCGACTGGTTACGAGTAGATCTTATGGATGAGCAGTATAAGAAAAACTACGATAAGATATTTCGTAAAGAAAAGTAGGTTAATTCTACTTTTATTATCCCCTGGTAACCCTTAAATTATAACAATGATTAAAGAGATAAAAGAGATAGTAGAGTATGCTCTCTATAAAATTGATTCTTATAGTGATGATGCTCTAGCAATGGTAGTTCGTACAGGGATGGCAGAATCAGGATATAGGGCATTGAAAGGCTACGGTGAAGGAAACCCTGCAATTGGATTTTGGCAGATTGAACCAGCTACTATGAATGACATGATAAATAATTATATACACTACCGATCACATTATAAGAAGAATCTTATTTCCCTAGGAATGAATTTTGAAAACGATACAATTATGTCTGTTATGTCGAATATGGCAGTACAGGCAGCACTATGTAGACTTCATTATCGTAGAGACAAACACCCAATACCATCTTGGGATGATTTGGAAGGTCAAGCAAGTTATTGGAAGCGAGTATATAATACTGTTGAAGGCAGAGGAACAGTTCAGCATTTTATGAAGACCAATAACGATGTTGGATTCGATTAAATTAATATTCATTAATAGACCATTTTCTAGTTTAAGCACATCCTTTGGTGGTTACCTGCTATCGTTGACAGAATTTTTAACTCCTCTTTTAAGATTTTTAATCCTAGTTTTTAGTACCGTGACAGCATTTTCCGTAGCATACGTTCATTATAACAGAGCAAGGAGAGAATGGCATGGCGAAAAAAACTCCGGTAAGAAGGACAATAGTAACACCAGATAAGCATTTTCCTTTAGCCTATATGCCGGCTATCAAAGTTGTTTGCAAAGCTATAGAAATTTTAAAACCTGATTCTTATATTGATTTAGGAGATACAGGTGAATGGGAATCCTGTTCTCATTGGAAATGGAAGAAGAAGAAAAGACCTCCCCTTGAATATCAAATGCCTTCAATTGAAAAAGACATAATAGATGTTAATAAAGGTATGGATATTATTGATGAATCTTTAGATAAGGTCAATTGCTATAATAAGCATTTTTGTGAGGGAAATCACGAAGATTGGCTTAATCGCTTTAATTACGAGCATCCCTATTTAAATCTTTCTGTATATGATGCATTGCAATTAAAAGATCGTGGCTACAGCTATCATCCTCTAGGAAAATATTTAAAGATAGGTAAATTGCATTTCTATCATGGACATCATTATGGTACTATCAATCATGCTAGGAATCATCTTATGAAACTAGGTGTTAATATTATGTATGGTCATCATCACGATGTACAGCAGGCATCTGTTACACATATGGATGGACAGAAGTCTGCCTGGTCAATTGGATGCCTGAAAGATATGAGTGATGAGGAAAATAAATGGCTAGGATATCGTAAAACTAATTGGAGTCATGCTTTTTCTATTGTAGATTTCTTTGAAAGTGGGTATTTTACGGTACATGTAATTCAGATAATTAAGGGCAAAACCTCCCTTTGGGGCGAGATTATAAATGGGAATAAGTAATGGACATCTTTCAGGTTATAGAAACATTAGGAGTTCCTATTGCTGTATCAGTAGGTTTAGGATATGCTCTTATGTACTTGATAAAGTTTATTACTAAGGATATCAAGGCTGATATAAAGAATTTATATGAAATTACCGTGAAACTTATAGATAGTAATAGACAGGCTAAAGATGAAACTAAAAAAACTATGACAGCAGTTAACACAATTAAGGATATGTTTATAAAGTTTATCAATGGATTCAGAAGCGGAAAAGATTAGGTGGGAGAAAATAGAGAAAAGATTGTCTCATTTAGAGGCTCTTTCACATCCTTCTGTAAATTGGGAGAGAAAAATACGATCTGTAGAAGATGCCTATAATAGATTATATGATTTAATAAAAAATAAAATAGGAGATAAGTGATGCCACAAATAATTGCATTCATAACAAAAACATTGTTAACTGAAAAAATAATGAAAGTAGTTGTAATTGCTTTAGGAGATTATCTAGTAAGGAGTTCAAAAAACAAATTAGATGATATAGCTTGGGCGCAGGTTAAAAAAGCATTAAAATAAATGAATGATATAAAATTACAAGAGGGACATCCTATTGATGAGAATCTACGACCTTTAAAAGTAGGGGATAAAAGTAGTAGCTTGGAACTTGCTGATACAGATAATGGTGCAAGAGTAAGAGGCGATCTTGAAATAACAGGAAGCATACCAAGAGTAAAGACTAATCGTATAGTATCACATAACCTTTATATTGCTGATGATACTTCTATATATATGGATTCAAGAAGGGGCGAGTTCTATATGTTGGAAAATGGAAGAGAATTTAGTTCTTCAGGTAGTGCTTATGCAGGTATGATCTTGGGTTATACAAGAATACAAAATGATGGGACAAATTCTCCTGATAATGTAATATCATTAACTACCACTATGACAGTTCTCCAAACAGCATCAGGAACAGATGTTGGAGTTACCTTTGTAGCACCACCATCAGGAAATGTAGAAATTCAATTTAGTTGTTATTTTTATTCAAGTTCAACAACAGTAGGGTTTGCATTATCTGATAATGCAAGTTTTAATGAAGTAGATGAAACCCACACTTACGATCAGGGTGCATATAGAATGGATGAAACAGACTCCAATACAATAAATATTCCATTTGCAGTTACAGGCTTGACAAGTGGAACAGAATATACATATTATATTGGGGCAGAAGAAGTGATAGGTTCAACGGCAAAAATATATCATGGCAGATTTAGATTAACTGGGAGTCATTATCCACCAATAATAGTTAAGGCAATAGCATTGCCTGATACAATAAGAACAGGAGAATAAATGCCTACTTTTACAGGACAAGCATTTGCGAATTTTTATAAAAGAATTTTACAGGTAAGCCAAACTACCAATACAGGTGTTGATTCTACAACTCGTTTTATTGAGGATGGTACAGGTGTTAAAACTGCTATAGGAATAGCCGATGACCAACTATTAGTAAAGCCGATAAATGATAATTCTATTTCTACTTTCGATGTTCAAAATAATGCAGGCAATGGGATATTAAAGGTAGATACAACTAATTCACTTGTTAAAGTAGGAGCATCACAAGTAAGTGCCACTACTCAATATGCTCATTTTGGATGTTCATCATCAGAAGTGGTTTCATTAAATTTTTTAGCAGATACACATTATGCTATACCATTTACTAATACTCAATATGGTGCAACTTCTGCAAATTATGCAATGGGTACTTCTACAACAGGCAGTTTTAATGACACAAATCCTGCTACAACTTTAACTATATCAGGTACAGCACACGAAATTGTAAGAACATATTGGTATGTAATGGACAACATAACAATAGATGCAGTTAAATGGCTTCATGCTGCTGATGCTGCAGCAGGAGAAGCAACAGCAGGGCATTTAATGGCTTATACAGTTGATATAGCCAATGGTTCAACAAGTGGTGATTTAACATCAGGTACTGTTGTAGCAGATGGTGCAAATATAACCAATGCAGGTTATGAACAGATATATTATCAATCAATGACAGTTCAATCAGCAGATGTAGATGCAGGAAAAGTTATTCTATTTACTTTTGCATCAGATACAGTTAATAGTGATTATTCAATTAATGCAACAGTTAAATATCATATTAGATAAGGAGAAATAATTATGCCAAACGGACAACCTGGTAACGGATTTGGAGGAGGGGGTGGATATTCACCTCCACCAAAAGGTACTTACGAAGGATCAGCAAGAAGAAATGGAAAGAAAAAAGAGCCTGTAACAAGTGTAAAAAAATCTATTGGTCATGTTGCAAGTGGCTCAGATTCAAATAAATTAATGTCATTTAGCCAATCTTTAAATACTGCAAGTGATGATGCTACTCTAACTTCTGTTAATGATGTTATACCAAGTAAAGTTGTTGTAACAAATACAGGTAATATTCCTACTCTTGCTATCTTTGTTTATGAAGAATATACTGATACTGATACAGATGCAGGACAAGCAACTGTTCAGACAATGTTACTACCAAATGAATCTGCAACTCCTCCGATAAAAGCAGCGATAGTTGAGGCAGGAAATAATCCATTAAGAGCATTAAATGGAACTGCAACTGATTTTACTACAACACTTGGCGATACTTCTAATACAACAGCAGATTTTGAATCTGATTCAGGTGATAATGTTGCATCAGGTGAATTTAACAATACAGATGATCCTGTTGTTTTTCAAATTGACAATGGGCATGAGAAATATCGTGTAGGAGATTATCTCCGTTGCGAAAATGAAATTGTAAAAGTAGAAGGCACTTATGATGATAATCCAACTACATCAGCAGTTGCAGATGATCATATTGTAGTATCAAGAGGACATTTTGGTAGCACAAATGCAGTACATAGTGGAACTCCTGATTTAATGTTCCCTTGCACTAATGAATACCATGATTATGATATAAAATTACAAGGTAATTCACAGCTTGTTTCAACTGATGGTTTAGGTAGATTTAAATTATCTAATTTCTTTGGATATGGGAGAAAAAATGCTACTGCTGATAATGAAACTTTTGGTGTTGTTGCAGGTTCGGTTTGCTTCAGATTTTGGAGTAAGGCATACCAAAATGTATTTATGGGTGGAACAGGTGCAACAGGTGGAACAGGTGGTTCTAATATTCCAATTTCCCCCTCAACAGATTCAAAATTAACTGCATCAACTGCTTATGCTTTTAATCTAACTATTGATGATTCAAGTGCTGTTACTGTTAGTTTTACAACTGATAGTTCAAATACAAACTTTGGTGGCTCTAATGGAGTAATAGCAAAGATACAAGATGCTATTAATACTGCTACAAGGACAGCAGGGAATAATCTATATGGTTATGGATGTACAGTTTCTATTAAAAATGGTGGATTAAGATTCACATCATCATCAAACTTATCACCACATGATGGAACAAATGGATCTAAAATATTACTTGCTGATGCAGGTAGTGGAACTAATCTTTTTGAAGGAACATCAGGAATATTCACTGATATATTAAATGTTCCATCAGCAGTTGCTCCTGTTATATCTCCTGTTTCTGTTTATGATCCTATTACTTATACAAAGACACCAAATATAGGTGCGATGTGTTATGATAATGGGGAAGGAGATTTAATATATAATAATAATAAAGTGGGGAAAATTAATTATGAAACAGGTGCTTTCGATATGACGATTCCATCTTTACCAAATGCAGAATTTGAATTTTCACTTTCTCACAGTTCTGTTTTTGCAGGTAAATTAGACAATGCAAAAGAAGATTCTAATAGTCTTATTGGAATCTATGGCAATGTAACAAATAAAAATATGACAGGTGAATTAAGGATAGAGGTCTTTTAATGCCTAAATCTAAATATAAAAAGAAACCTATGAAGTCAAAGAAACCTAAAAGAAGGAGATATTAATGGCTACTTCATCTACATATTGTACACATAGAGATTTAAAAGATATATATCCTAATCTAGATGAGTTTGATGCTAAAACCCCTATATATGGATGGTCAACAGTATCAAGTAATAAATATGCTGCCCATAATAGTGGCTTAGTTACCCAACTATTTGCAGATGGAGAGGATTTGGGTCCAGCACAATCTGCTCATACTGATTTAAATGTTGAAGGAGAATGGTTTTATAATTCAGCAGAGGATATATGTTATTATTACTCAGCAAGTACACCGGCAGATAAGTTAATGGAGGCAGGAGAAGAATTTTCAACACTAATAACACGAATTATGAAAAATGGATCAAGATATGTTGATTCTCGTATTGATAGTGGCGTTCCAAGAGATGCATTTAAAGACAAAGAGGGTAATTATGATTATTTTCTAATTAGAACAGCATCCTTAGTTTCTATATATTTTCTTATAAATTCTCATAACCCTGGATCAGATGTTGCAGAAAAATTCTTAGCAGAGGCTAATTTTAATATTGATCAGATAAATACTGGTAAAACAAAACTATCTTATCAAGTTACAGCAGATTCCGCAGGTGGAGTTGTTAGAGAGGTAACTTCTCCTCAAGCAGGCAATCCTTTATATATAGTAGATACTAGGGGTAGATATGCAGGTGTTTATGATTTAATGAAGATAATTATAACTACTGCAGGGGCGATAGGAACTGCTAAGTTTGATGTATATAATAAAGATGATACAGGTTTAAAGCAAAATAAAGTTTTAGATGCAGAGCTTATTACAGGAGATTATCAACATATAGGTGGAGGTCTTCAGGTTAGATTTTCAGGTAGTACAGATGCTTCTGCTGCAACCGTTAACGATGAATGGGAAATAGAGTGCTGGGGTCAATATGAATCTCTAGATGATTCTCCTGGTAGTGGTACAAATACTAGATTGACTCGTAGGACTTATTAGTTATAAATTATGGCTACAAGTTTTACAAACAATTGGAAGAATATCTTAGATAAGTTGCAAAGTGTAATTAGATCGGAATTTAAAAATACTTTGCCCACTTATAAAGGTTTTGATAATGATCCAGCTGGATCACAATATCTAAGGCTAATACCTATAGGTAGTGATCTTCTAGGATATAATATAACATCAGAAACAAGGGAATTTAGTATAAATATGATTCTACATTTTAAGAGTGCAAATATAAAAGAAACAGCTTTAGATCACATACTTAGGCTAGTTTCTAGATTAGAGTCTCTTATAGTAGACAATATTTCTATGACTCTTACTGATAGTAGTAATTTTTTTAATTGCAGAATTGAGTCTACATCGTTTGATTCAACTAATCCAGAAGAACATATTGTTACCCTTGATTTTAAAGGTGTACATATGGGCAATATAAGTTAGGAGAAAAACAATGAAATATGTATTAAAAAAAATAACATCAATATCTGCTATAAATGATTGGCAAGGTCTTGGCAAAGAAGTTGCAGAAAAATTAGAAAAAGGAGAATCTGTTGAAATAAAAGATGCTCCTAAATCCTTGCTTGATGGTGGATATTTAGTAGAGAATAAGAAAAAAGGAGATAAATAATGGCAACTTTAGACCAGACTGTATATTCAGGTAAACAATATGAAGCATTTATTTCAATTCAGTCAGATGCTTTGGGAACAAATGATGTAAGTGGAACATTGTATAAATTAAGAGTTCCAGAAGTTAGCGATATTGATTTTTCAGCTGGGTTTCAAACTGCTGATGTAGAAAGAACTGGTCAAAGAGTTTTAAGACCTACAGATCATATCAAGGTGTATAAAGGTGGTACTTTCACATGGGCTTTTGATGGCTTGGTAGTTGAAAATGAAGCATTGCTTCAAACTTTATTACAATTAGTAAGCGAAGATGCTTCTCCATCAGGAACTGTCTCAATACTTGGGAATCAGGGAACTGTAGCCTATGAGCAAGGTGCAACTACAGGAGAATATGCTTGTATAGTTTTATCTTCTCCTGATGCCGATAAAGATAGATTAATGCACAGTTCTATATTGCAAGAACTCACTTTGAGTATGAGTCCTGCAGATAACGGAGGTTTGCTAACAGCAAGTGGAACTTTTTGGAGTGGTTATCAGCCTGTTATAGGGGCTGAAAGCACAGCTGCCGATGCTACTGCTGTTGATTGGTCTAAAGGATACTTTGATTGTACGACTTCTCAAATAGGTGGAGATGATGTTGTGATGAATAACTTTTCATTAACAATATCTAATCCAGCTACAAGAGTTGGGTATGAAACAGTAAATAGTATTACTGGAGAACCAACTGCTTATATGAGAGGTGGACAAATATCAGTTACAGGTAGCCTTAGTGCGAAATTAGATGATAATGTAGCTCAAATCATTACTGAAGATTTCCTTATTGGAACTTCTACTAATGTTAGCATAGGAGATGGCTCATCAATAGACTTCGATATACCAACAGCTAAATATACAGGGCATACACATACAAATGTAGATGGAGGTATGTTTGTTGATCTTCCATTTATGGGTACAGCAGATGGCTCTGGTGCATTAGTTACTATTATTGCTACTTAATATGAATAAAATTAGGAGTTAAAAATGAGTAAAAAAACCGTAGAACTCAAATCTAAGAGAAAAGTCGATTTAAAAGAAATGTTAATAGATGAAGTTGATTTTTGTAACGATGTGGCAGTAATGAAATATGAAAATGGGGAGATTTCTCATATTAGTGGTCTTTCAAAAACTCGTACTGCATGGCTTAGACGAGGTATTAGTGGTGGAGACTTTAAATCGTTCAAGACTGGGGCAGATGGATATCCGGTTGATTCAGTTTTAAAAGAATTATCTGAAGAAGAAAAGAATGAATTGGTTCAGTTGGTACAGGAGTATCAGAGCCTGGGGGAATAGAATCCCTCACGCTATCACTAAATGTCTATCTTGACAATTGGTGTGAGGGGTGCAATTTTCATACATACCCCTATGAGGCTCAAGTTCCTATATCTGGCGAAGCAAATAGAGTTTTCACATGTGACAAGGATGTTTGGGATGTAGTTAAATTGTTAATAGCTGAAACCAAGGAGATTAATGAACAGATGGGTAAGAGTTTTGATATTGCAACTTCCATATCACAACAATTACCCTTTTTTAGTTGTATGAATGTTGTATTAAGTAAAGAATTTCAAAAAGATATTTCTAAATATTTATATTGTCAAAAGTTTAATGTTCCTCCTTTTAAAGGTTCTTATGGAGACCAATCTTATAAATGGATTTTTAAAATAAATATAATAGATATTGCCAAACATAAGATGGAAGAAATGGCTAGAAAAAAAGCAGAAAAACAATCAAATATAGGATAAATACGGAACATGGCTAAAATAAAGTATGTAAAAACTGTAACTGATGCAGTAGATAAGTTAGTAGGTGTTAAAAAGAAAGAAGTACAAGTTAATAAGGAATCTGCTAAAGAAAATAAAAAAGTAGAATCTAGTTATCGGTCTCAAGTAGATATATTAAAAGAACTCGTTAAGGGTCAGAATAGAATGATCCAAGGTATGAATAGCCTTATTGCTGCAACAAAAGGAACTGCTCGATCTACAAAAAGATTAAATCAACAAAATTTATTATGGGTTAAAAATACAAGAATCCTTGGTGGTTCATTAGCAGTTCTTCGTTCTAAACTTTTAGTATTTACATTTGGTATTGGACTATTAGAAAGAAGTATTGGCAAACTTTTAGAGGCATATGGAGATTTTGAAGAATCTCAAGAAAGGATAACAAGGGTTATATCTAGCACAGGTGGTGCCGCAGGATTAACTGCTAACGAAGTTTTTGCTATGAATGCTGCATTTGAGAAATCGACTGGCATTGCAGAAACAACTATTAATCAATCTTCATCAATACTTTTAACATTTACTAATCTAGGGCAAACTATATTCCCTGAAACACAACAAGCAGTTTTAGATATGACTGCGGCTCTATATCATGGGAATGTAACAATGGAAGCATTGAAAACTACATCAATTCAAGTAGGTAAGGCTTTAAATGATCCTATTCGTGGATTAACTGCACTTAGGCGAGTTGGTGTTTCATTTAATGCAAGACAAAAATTAATTATAAAGGCTTTGCAAAATACTAATCGCCTTGCACAAGCACAAGGAATTATACTTAAAGAATTAGAGAGAGAATTTGGTGGACAGTCTGAAATTCAAAGATATAATAAATCTGTATTAGAACTTAGTACTGCATTTGGAAATCTTGCAAAAAGAATAGGTGAAGACCTTAGACCTGCAATAGAACCTATGATTCAGTCGCTAACAAAGCTCGTAAATGCAATAGATGCTAGTGAAGTTATAGATTTTACGAAAAGTTTTATAGGTTTAACACTTGCATTAGCTGGTGTTAAAAAAGCATTGCAATTAGGGCTTCTTGCTAGTGGAAGAAGTATAAAATCAATGAAAAGATTAGGAAAGGTTGCAAAATTAATTGCCTTTAATATGATTGGTCTTACAAGTAGCGTTAGAAAAGGAACTACAGCAGTAAAAATTATGACTGTTGCGTTTAGGGCTTTATCAGGTATGACAGGAATAGGTCTTCTTGTTGCCGTTCTTTTGCCACAATTTTTAAGCATGTTTGATGATGTAGAAGAAAAAACTAAAGATGTAGGTAGTGGATTTGAAGATGCTAAATTAAAATTAAATGTTTTTAATAAATCTTTTGAAGCAGCAGAAGGCAGTAAAGATAAATTAATGAAACTTGCTAGAAGTTTAAATATGGTAAGCATGTTCACAAGTGCCTATACCCATACTGTTGAGAGCTTAACTGAGAAGCTCAAAGGACATCAAGTTCAACTTGAGAAGGATTTAAAACTAGAACAAGATTATATAGATGCAAAGAAAAAGGGACAAGGAGTTAATCAGCAGGCAAATTCTGATGTTACCGATATGACTCAAGGTTTTAAAGATCAGCTATTTGTCTTGAAGGCATCTGTAGATGAAAATGGTACTGTTATTAAATCTAAACAGACTATGGCTAAAGCAGTTTCAGAACTTGCTGCGCATATAAATGTTGAAACTGGTGAGAATTTATCTCTTATAGAATCACAACAACTATTAGATCCGGCATTAAGAAATAGTATTGAGGCTTATACCGATTATATGGACACACTTGAGTTAGTAAGGCAACAAAAGAAATTAGATATAGCATCTAATAAAGAGACGATGGATTCATATAGTCAAGTATTTTCAACTTTAAGTAGTGGTGTCACACAATTCCTTGAATTTGACTTAAATAGGTGGGAAGAGGGAGAAATTAGTAAACTAGAAAAGCAAAAAGATAATATAAATAGTACTATTAAAAATGAAAAAAATAAGGAAAAAGCACTTAAAAAAATAGATGATCAAATAGAAGCAGCTGAGAAAAAGGCACATAATAAAGCATTGGTAATTAAAGGTCTAGATTTAACAATGGATCTATTTACAAGTATTGCTAAAATAAATATAGCTACTGCTACAGCCAAAGCAATGGCTAACTTACTTCCCCCTGGACTGAGAGAGGCACAAAAATTATTTCTTGAGTCATCAAAAATGAAACAGATAGCTGTGGCTTCGGTACAATATGGCATTGGTATAGCAGGATTAGCTGCACAAAAAGCTGCTCTTGGGGCAGACTTTACAACTACTGGGCCGCAACTTATGATGGTTGGAGACAATCCTGGTGGTCGTGAACGTGTTCAAGTGACTCCACTTTCTTCTCCTAATGTTGCTGGACCACAAGGTGAGGCATCTGTAATTGTAAATGTATCAGGCAATGTCTTAACACAAGATTTTGTAGAAGATGAATTAGCAGAACATATAAAAGAAGCTGTAAGGAGAGGAACTGACTTTGGAATCGGTTAAACAATTATTCCAAGTATTCACAGATAAAGAATTATTTTTAGAATGGCTATTAGCTATAAATCTTGATATTGGTCAGAAAATACTTAATGCACAGACAGGAATGAAAGTAGATAGATTTGCAGAGGTAAATGAAGAAATTGATTTGCGAACTGCACCAAAGGCAATTAAAGATAATAAGATATATAACCAAGAAGTATTAGATATGAGATGGAATTTATGTTCTTCCTGTGAATTTTTAACAGATGGGAAGAAGTGTCAAAAATGTGGATGTTTCATGACGGTCAAGCATAAACTATCACAGGCTCGTTGTCCTATAGGTAAATGGGGTAAATATAAAGAGGAAGCTATCCATGGCATTGCAACTACCGGCTAATTTTAAATCAGATATAGAATCAAGAGATACACAACTTTCTCCCCTTGTCATTATAGGTAATTGGGATAGAGAATCTTCAATATGGGATGGTGATTACTATTATATTAGCACAAATCCTGATTCCGGAGCATTGCCTATTTTATTAGATATTACATCTTTAAAAGAAGGTATTGATTTAGAGGAAAGGACATATAAAATGTCTACAGTTAATATTAATATCTCTGACTTACCCTACAATGGGAAAAAATTTACTGATATTATTGAAGGTAGAACAATATTGAATATGGAATGTAGAGTTTTTTGGAGGTCGCCTTCAACAACTACATTGTCAGTATTTGATTCTCCTTATTCAGAGATGAGAGATACAGATTCTATGCAAATTTATTTTGGATATATTCGCAGATACGATCAAAGCAAAGATAGTATTAAGCTAATTGTAGAAGATAAAAGTCAAGATATTCATAAGAAATTACCTCTTGAGGAAACAGGATCAGGAGAGGATATTCCTGAGAAACTTAGAAATATACCAAAACCAATGGTTTATGGTTGGAATTTTACTCATAGCCCATTAACCTTTGATGGCAAAGAATTAACCATTGATCCAAGGCTTGGTGATTATAATGTAGAGCTTGATGAAGATAATAATTATAATGGTGGATTGGTAAGTGAAGGTCTTGATGATACAATACCAAATACTCCACCTTGGTCTGAATACGACAAACATTATAAAGGTGTCTACATCGGAGATGAGGAAGCTTTGGCAGTTGTATTAGAAACTCCTGAAGAGGATTTAGGTACATTAGAAGAAATATATGTAGGGCAGGAAACTAATGAAGATACTGGCGAAGCGGCAATTACTCTACAGGATTTAGAAAATATTTTACATACAAAACAATTAGATATTTCTGATAATATAAATGGAATAATTAAAATTGGTTTAAATCCTTTAGTTCAAAAAAAAGTATTGCAATGTAAAGAATTTATTATTCCTGATATTACGATAGCAGCCTATAATGGAACAACTGAGCTTGATACAAATCATTTTACTGGCTTTGGAGAATCCTTTGATCTGACGACAGCAGGGAATAATCAACAACATAGTGTTGGTCATAATGGTATAAGTAATGAGTTTGAAGATTCTACAAGGTTTAAAATAAAATTTTCGATTGAACCAAAATCAGATTATGAGAATAAAAATATAAAATATGTTACAATGAATGGATTTATTCTTCCTTTTAGGAATGGAGTAGTTACTTCATTGGGTGGAAATGGTCATTACAATGACAGAGTTTTCGTATCATATGCATATCCAGATGGTTGGTTTCTAAATTTACATGGTACTGATAATGATGGTGGAATAGGAAGATACCACAGACCTGATGAAGCAGGATTATCTCCTTCAGTTATTCCATATAATGGCGAGGCTTACGATACAAGTCCTATAACGGGAAGTTTATTTGGTTATCCACAATTTTATAGAGAAGATGGAAATTGGGCAGAATTTAATCAAAGAGGTGCAGTTACAAATGATGGAACTTACGCAGGTGTAATACCTGATATATCATTAACTACTGTGATGAATACAAGCTTTACTCCATCTGGTACTGTTGGAGGAGGTTGTGGAGATGATCAGTTTTGTTGGAATGAAATTGGTGAAACTGCTGTCATATACTTTTTAGATTGGGCGCAGGTAGGCTATTATTATCCATCTTTGTCAGAAGGAGGTGATGATACAAGCGTTGCTGAGATAGGTAGACTTGTTGATAATGGTCAATATCAGATGTGGATAAAACATAATTATAAAGGAGTATTAACGCAGTATTTGACAGATAGTGCAACAAGTTCAAGTAAATTAACTATGTCAGGAAAAATAAATACTGCTACTTCAATTTCAATCGTTGATATACCAAAGATACATAAGAAAAAGTTTTTTGCAAAAATACGAGGCAGGATGATACCCTATGTAAATGGTCAATGGGCAAGTCCGAGAGATAGAGCAAAAAATAATCAAGCAGAAATTATTTCAGACATAGCTATTAATGAATTAGGATATGAAGATGATATAGAGATTCCACAAGAATTTCTTTATCCTGATGGCGATCTATCTCAAGGTTTTGGTTCTTCATTTACTTTAAATGAAAAAATAGATTCTAAAAAGTTTTTTGAGATTTTATCCTCTACTGCACCATTAATTACAAGATTTAATTATTTAAGTAAATTTAAAATGAATACCATACCACATTTAAATCCTGTAGCATCAGATTTAAGTGGGAATCAAACTATAAAAGAAAATGACGTTATTGATTTTAGTTTTACTTTATCTAAGATTGAAGATGTTATTACTAAATTAAAAGTGAGGTATGGATATAGCCATGTAACGGATAATTTTAATCACGATACAGGTTTTATTTATGCTACAGGTCTTTATGATGGTTATGATATTAACCATTATAATTTAGATGATGATGTTGAAGTAGTAATAGAAGATGATCGAGCTAAATACATAGGTCAAGCAAGGGCATCAGATGGTTATGTTGAAAATTATGCTCATTGGCTACTAAGTTGGAAATGTAATCAGCATCTTAAAATTAAAGTTAAGCTTCCTTTGAAATATATGAATATTGAATTATGCGATATTATAGAATTTGAAAGTTTGCTTGGAGGTATTAAGCCTTATGGTATTGATTATCGTTTAAACAGTCCGTTTGCGAATAGAATAATAAATGGACAGCAGGCATATGATAAATTTATTGTTCATAAAACGAATAAAACACTTGAATATGTAGAAATTGAAGTTACTATGTTGCACCATACTTCACTCACTTCTTGTCTTTCAGGTATGTATGATTGCCTTGGTGAGTGCCTTGATTCAGCAGATGATCCCAATGGATACGATCAATGTGATAATTGTTATGGTGGTTGCACTTATGAGGGCTGTGAAGAAGATTATTGCCCTTGTCAGCAACAATTTAATCCAGATGATCCTGAATATAATGGTTGTAATCCACAAGACGATCCTCCTTGCACCCTAACTGCTGATTGTGCAGGTGAATGTGGTGGTGATGCAGTATTAGATGAATGTGGTGAATGTAATGGTGATGGTGCAACTGTAGTATGTCCTGATTCAGACATAATGGTATGCCCCGGTGATGGACATCTATGTCCTACGGAAGGGAGCTTTTGTGATAGCGATACAAGTCTTAATGAAGAGGAATGTTCAAATTGGAGACCTTGCTACACAGTAGATAATTGTAATTGTTATTCTTCTCTTGCAGATGTAGAGTTAGCAGAAAATGTAATGGCGTTAGGACTTATTAGAATGAGGGCGAACTTTGATGATGCTAATATAGGATGGCAAACTGATAATTCTTTTAATTCCCATCAGCCATGTGAATTTATTAAGAATCAACCTTGTATATCAAGTCCTATATTTGATAACTGGGAAATTTCGTTTTCACATCTTGGTGGTATTCCTAATCTATGGGAAGGTTCTGAACTTAGAATAACTTTTGAATCAGAAGATAATATAACTTTATTCCCTGAAAATGAGCAATATCAGGATTTTACAGTATCCCTTACCCACCTAACTCCTAATATTTCTTTTGGCGATTCACAATTATTTTCAAATGAAGATTTTGATACTATTAAAACAGGCAATGGTGAAACTTTTATTAAAGTAACACTTTATTTAAATGCTTCATATGATGGTGTAGATCGTTATATGATATATCAATTTAGAATTAATATACAGGCACGAGATTGTCCTCTTATTGGAGATTTAAATGCTGATGGTGGTTTTAATGTACTTGATATAGTTGCCCTTGCTAACTGTATTCTTGCTAATAATTGTGAGGATATTCCAAATGCTTGTGCAGCAGATATAAATGGTGATGATTACTATAATGTTCTTGATATTGTGCAGTTAGCTAATTGTATATTATTAGGAACTTGTGAGGGTACAGATAATGAGTAAACTTTATTATGGTAATGGAAATTGTAGTATAGAAGGAAATGGGATTAGGGGAATACAGATGAAATATGAAGGTTCTCCTGAGCTAACAGATAATACATCTAATTCATTTACAATAATGAATAAAAATAATGGAATTATTATATTTCCAATCGGTGAAGGATACTTAACTAATCTATTTGACTATACAGGAACTATTAAAATACATTCTGTTATTGCTACAAATGATAATCTCGACAAGATTACAGTTTCTGTATCAAGGATTATGGACTATTCTGAACTATTGGGAGTTTCGGAAAGCTTAACAAGAAATAGTGAAGATATGGACTCTACTCATACTATAAAAAAGAGTGGCAAACATATAATTTCATCAAGGATTATTCCAAATTTAAATACCTCAGCACATGATGTCTTGCTATATCTATCTGACAAGACCTTGTATTCAGGTTATTTTCATATCCATTTAGATACAGGATCATGTATGACTGGAAAAGAACATACTAAGGAATCTAAAGATTTGTATATTGTTAGACAAGGGAATGATAAATTAGTATCAACAGAATATAGAAGAATACAAAAAGAAAGATAATGGCATATCAGAATGTATCTAAACCAAGATTTTATGTGTCCATACTGCAATGGCTTGATGCAATCGGCAGCCTATCAAGTACATCAAAAGATGATGGAACTTACGCAGGTGGTTTATTAAGTAAAGCTCCAAATGAATTAGTACATCTTAATCCATCAAAACAAGCACGAGTAGTAACTTCCTTGGATACTTATTGGCTTCAATTTCAATCAACAGTTGGCAATTATGATACCCTGATGCCTAATGATAACAATTTTTTTATGGTTCTTGGGCATAACTTTGGATGGAACTCTACTAAATTTCAAATGAGAAAAGCAGCAGAAGATGGCAGTCCTGTTGCTTCTACTTCAGTTGTTAATTATAATAGTGATGGGTCTGAATATGATGGATTTTCTATTGCAGAAGGCGATAATGCTTATGATCTTAATCATGATACAATAGAGATGTCGCTTTGGGATGTTCAACAGGCAGAGGGTGAAGATATTAAATTTGGTTCTGTATTATATGGCACTTATTATGATATGCCTTACTCTCCTGATTTATCTTTAAATCTAAATAGAGAATACAAGGGAACAAGCACAATTACAACCTACAATGGAAGTAGTTTTAGTAATACAATATGGACTAAGCCTCCTAAATGGGGAGCGTTACCAGCGTGGGAATTAAGCTATCATGCCGAATTAGATAAATATATCCTTAAACCTTCAAAATCAGGTCGTAGGGTTTGGGATTTAAAATTCTCATTTGTATCAGATAACGATATTTTTAGTTCTAATGAATCTATTGGTAAAGAAGGAACTCTTATAACAACTGATCTTGGATACGAAGAAGATGATATTGGTGATGTTGGTTTTAAATATAATTTATTAACCGATGATAGCTTTTATTCGCAGGTTTGGCATAAGACACTAAATGGCACTTTGCCTTTTGTTTTTCAGCCGGATAAAGATAATTCTAATCCTGACCAATTTGCTATATGTAGATTTGTAGATAATTCATTTAAGGTAGAACAATCTGCACATAATATATACAATGTTTCATTAAAAATTATGGAGGTTTGGTAGATGGCTTATCAAAATGTAGGCACTCCTCGTTTCATAATAGATTGGCTTCAATGGTACAAGTCAATGGGGCTTATTAGAGGATATTCCATAGTTAATGGCACATCAACTAATCCTTCAGAATCTTCTGCTGTAAATAATTTAATAGGCTTATACCCTAATCCACAAACAGTAGCTCATGGTGGAGTACATAATGAAATGTGGTATGCTATTGAATCAGATAATTTTTCATTTCCTGCAAAAGATGGAAATGTTGTAGGCATCTTTGGACATAATTATAAAGATAGTTCAGTTTATTTTAAAATGGGTTATAAAATAACTGGCTTTGTTAGTGAAAGATGTGTGTTGACAGATGATTTTGTTGTAAATGCAAATACAGTAGCTAATGAATTTTCTTGTCCTAATAATGGATTTTCTTTACACTCTTATAGTGGAGTAACTTCAGTTGAACCACCTCATCACAACTCTAATGTAAGTTTAATGCCAATGGTTAGAAAAATAGATGGAGATCCTACACCTTCTGATGTGAGATTAGGATGTTTATTATGGGGTAAATATTTCGATATACCTCATTCTCCCGATCTTAGCCTTAAAATGACAAGAGAAATGGATGGAACTAAGGCAAGTATTACTAAGGGAGGTAGCCATCTTGTAGGGCATAGGTATAAAAAATCACCACTTTGGGGAGAATCTACACCTCCATGGGATACACCTAATGATCTTGCGAATTTATCTAAATATGGAAGAAGAACTTGGGATTTAAGTTTTAGTTATTTAAGTGATAGCGATTTATTTCCAATGATTTCAAATCAAAGTGCTAAAGAATCTACATCTCCAACAGGAGAACAGTATTCTAATGAAGGTTCAGAATGGTGGGCAGAGAATACTTTATTAGATTCTGATACATTTTATTCCCAAGTGATTCATAAAACTAATGGTGGACAACTACCATTTATTTTTATGCCTGATAAAGACAATCATAATCCCGATGGATTTGCTATATGTAAATTTGACATGAAGAGCTTTCAATTCAATCAAGTAGCCAATGGTGTTTATGACATTAAATTAAAGATAAGGGAGGTATGGTGATCCATACCCCCCTCTAGGTTATGCAGGGTAGTTTTCACGGTTTCTACCCTGCATATCTGCTAAACTCTTGTAATACATTTCTTTATTATAATTGGCAATAAGTAAAGCATCACTAACATTGAATGTCATTTTAACATTAGGGAATAACTTTTCTGCAAGACCTCTTAAATATCTTTTTCTTTCTCTTCTTTCCATATTAGGCTTACAATCATAATGATACATCCAAGTCTTCGGTCCAGCATAAGTTACATTTAATTCAAATGCACCAAGTATACCTTCCCATTGTCCTAGATTTTGCCCAAATGAGAACATTGAGACCACTCCATTTTTTGGCATAGCGTGGACATGTTCAACGGTTACAAGCACATTTTCATAAGATATATCTGTAGGTATTGTAGATGCTAAACTAAAAGCCATTTCTACAGGTGTTTTAGGGCATCTAAAGGACACTACAGCCTCATGATTTGGAATTTCATTTATGATTGCTACTCCACCATTTTTGCCTGGATCAATACCAATAAATATCTTTGAATGTAATTCGTTATTTATTCTATATTTTTTATCTTTTAGGTTTCCATTAAGTTTCATTTAATTTATTACTCCTATATTCTTCTTGTGAATTATACATCTTTACTTTATCTCCATCGTAACCAAGTTTAACAGAACCTGACACTCCATATCTTACCTTAGAACCTATAAGTTCTATTACATTTGCACCATCTTTAGATTTATTCATATTAACCTTATGATCGTAATATACGAATACTACATTTTCTGCAACTTGTTCTATAGCACCACTTTCTGCAAGATCAGATAATTTTGGCTTACCATCTCCTCTAGATTCTAAGCCTCTATTAAGCTGAGATAATAGTATACATGCACATTTCTGTTTTTTAGCTAACCATTTATAACTATTAACTAATTTTTCTAATTGCAATCTTCTTTCAGGTATTTTTTTATCAGGTACTATAAGTTGAATATAATCATCAAATATAACATCTGGTTTAAACTTTTTAACCTGAGCAGCAGATTCGTCAAAACTAGGCATATTGTCAAACATAGCAAACTTATCTGCACTATACTTTTGCTCTATACTTAGTTTTGTAGCCTCTAATTCGCCCATTTTCAATACATCTCCAACATACCCTAGTCTTACATCCAAATAGGATAATTTGCTCGATTCTAGGACTATTAGTTTTTTTAGCATTTCAATGTTTGTCATTTCTCTATTAAATACTATAACTTTCAACCCCTGATCTATACACGATTTTACCATATTGAGCATTGTAGTTGTCTTTCCATGACCTGGTCTGCCACCAATGACAGTTATTTCCCCCCTCGTCATTCCCCCTGACAACTCATCAATGCCCTTAAAACCTGTTTTTATAATATTCTTATCACTAGATATAATGTTATCAAATGTTTCATTTAGTTCATCTCTTATATTAAACGTAAGTCCCGGTCTAATATTTATTAACTGACCTATCGTAAAATGAGCATCGTCTAATATATTATAAACATCTTGGTTGTTATTATAAGCAGATTGAGAAATCTCTGTAGTTTGAGAGATAACCTGTCTAAGTAAATGCTTTTCATATATTTGAACTGCATATCGTTTAGCCATTGTTGTGGCAACCATATCATTTGCTAATCCTGATATATAATAAGCATTCACTCCTAGATTGTTATCTGCTTTTGACAACTTTCCTGTTATAGTAATTAAATCTATCTGTTCTCCATTTTTATACATTCCTACTATTATGGAATATAATCTACGACTTCTTTCGTAATAGAAGATATCATCTGCTAAATAGGCAGAAACTTCATCTAAAATAGAAGGGGACTCTATAATAGCCCCCAATATAGCATCTTCTGCCTCCTGTGAAGAAGGCGGCAAATTTACATCTTTCATTCTTTCCTCTACGTTTTATCTTTACTTGTAGTAGTTGACTGTTTAATATCATCTTTCGTTGGAATATCAAAATTAGAAAGATATTGATCCATACATTTATCATGCACTAAGTTATGTTTTCTATGGTTTGATGGCACTATAGGTTTATCACATATAGCACAGAAAAATGGTAATGGTGACATATTACTCCTTTATTAGTTTATCCATAATTGACCTTACTACAGGAACACTAACTGTATTCCCTAATTGTTTATATCTTTGAGTATCTGATTGTCCTCCTGTCCATCCATCTTCAAATCCTTGCAATCTCTCGCATTCTACAGGTGTAAGTCTTCTTATACCACCTACATCATATAATCCTGTTTTCGCACCCCATCCACCACCTTCTGCTTTTAGAGTGCAAGATATACCACTTGGGTCAAATACTCTACCTGCGTCTCCATCTGCTACAGAACCTACTTGAACTAGAGCCATCTCTGCATTTCCTATTCCTTTATAGTCTCTAGCATTAATGCAGGGCGAAACTTCTCTCCCCAATTCTCTTTTATCCTTTTCAAACTTGCCTCTGATAGGAAATACTTTTGGTCTACGTTCTCCTCTAAGATGTCCGACAAAGAAAATTCGCTCTCTGTTTTGGGGGAGAAACCACCGTGTATTAAGTAATTGCCATTGACCATCATACCCAGCGTTGGCAATCTCTTGTAGACATACGATAAAGTCGTAGCCCCCGTTACTTGAGAGAAGACCTTTGACGTTTTCAAAGATGATATATCTGGGTCTTTTAGCCCTGATGATTCGCATTGCTTCAAAGAATAAGCCGCTTCGTGATGCTCTGAGTCCACCTCGTTTTCCAGCAACTGACAAGTCCTGGCAAGGGAATCCGAAAGTGATGATGTCGAGTCTTGGCAAATCTCTAGGCTGAATAGACTCAATTCCTCCGAGTTTTTTTGCTTCATTAAAATGTCTCCTAAATATATTGTTAGCGTATTTATCTATATCTGAATATCCATGCCATTGATGTTTTATTCCTGCTTGTTTCATTGCTAGAGAAAATCCACCAATACCACTAAACAGATCAAGATGATTTACTTTTACCATAATTTTTGATTTTTTAAATTACCAAGTTTTTTATTATATTTTTTACTATAAGATAATCTACAAGGGTTACACATAGGATGATAATAGAACCCTTGTTTTATATAACTATCTATTGATTTTTCTTCTTTGCAACTTGTGCAAACTTTGTATTTCTTTTTCATCATACTCTATTAAAATTGTGAGCAGGTAGTTTTGAGGATTGTTAAACATAAGTGCTATGACCGTTGTATTATTCATCAAGGTAGAGAAACGTACCTGCTCAATTTATAAGGGGAGACACATCATAAGATGTTCCGACATCTCCCCTAGCCACTTAAGGCATTACCCCTTTTAATCAGGTAAACAATCCAATATAGCATCAATAGTTTTCTTTGCTATTCCCATTGGATCATTTGAATTTTTTATTGTCTCTAAGCCCTCTAAGGCAACTTGATACTGACAATCCCTAACAGTAAGTTTAGCCTTGAGAGTAGATATTTTTCTAATTAAATCTAAAGTTTCTTCGTCATTTTCCACTTTTTACCTTCTTCCACTCGTTAGAGCCTGCCTCTCTTTTAGCACATGGTGTGCATAAAACACCTATCCTTCCTTCTCCAAGAAATTTTAATGCTGGATGATGAAACCAATTATAAAATAATGCTTTCATTTTATAAGTGCCGCAAGAGGTGCAGACTCCTGTTTCTTTTTTACCTCTTGGTGATAACCATCTCTCCATACAATTTCTTCTTGTGCCTATAAAATGTTGCTCTAGATATGCCTAATTTACGACAAACCCATTTAACATCCTTGCCAAGAATTTTTTGGAAAAAGATAGCCACCTTTAGCTTATTAGGGAGACTAATCATTAAAATGGAAGATCGTCTTTTTTCTTACCTTCAGCCCAATCAGAGAAATCCTTAACCTTATAGGACATTTTGGTTTCTCCATCTTTAATATATTCCTGTATATCAATATAACCCATAATAGGAGAACCTTTTATTTCACTATCTGTCAATTCAGGAAATTGCTTAACCATACGTTTCTCACCATCTATATCAACCTCTATCTCAGGACAATCAACTTTTATAGTTTCACAAAATCTTAGATATCTTTCATTAGCACCATTGTTTGCCTCGAAAGTTTCTCCTACTTTTGGGTTAAGAAACATAAAAATTCCAATTCCATAGACTTTTTTACCTACAAATGGTTGACCATTGACTTCGCCTTGGTCTGCCAGGAATGTCATTTTACCACATTCTTCTGCTATTTCATAGACAATATTATAAACCTTGGCTTTATATTTGCCCTTAACATCTACTACTCTAGTTGTTACTTCTTTACAATGCATAGGGTATAGCTGCTTAGGAATAAGACTTACCCTCTGATTTTCTTTTGGATCATAATAGTTCATATTACTTGTTTCTCCTATATTTATTTCATTTACTGATGTCATTTTTATCCTTTCATGCTTTCTAGTTTTCTTATTGATGCCTCATAATTTGTAGCATTAATAGACATATTTTTCAACTGAGTCTCGATAACCTCTAGATTACCAACCTCTTTACTTAATTTTAATATGCTATCAATTTCTTTATTAGTAAGTTCTATACGAATTTGCTTTCTATAAACATCGTCTGCTATATTGCAAAGTCTATTAACAGCGACTTTAAAGCAATCCGAATTAGCAGCCTTTAAATCATTTCCTAGGTCTACATACCCTTTTTGATTTGATGCTATTCTATGTGCCGCTACTGAATCGAAATGTCTTTCTATACTATGATCTATAATAGTTAGTCTACCATGTATAGAAATTGCTTTATCCCCTATAAACTCATACTTTATAATTTCCCATTTCCATATGGGATAATGAGTATTAAGTTGATGTCTCATATAAGCCTCATCTACATAGTCAAAGCCACCCTTGTCTTTAATAAAAGCCTTTGGTGTAGAAATATCTGAGACATTGCTATGCTTATCCTGTAAGATAACTTCTGTAGCCAATATTTCTCCTGTGCCATTTGGTGCTACTATTTCTTTTTTCATTCTTTCTCCTTTTAAGTCCATTTATGTAAATCTGATTGTGGTAGAGCATATCCTTCTCCACTCAAACCTCTATGATTTTGATGATATTGGTATCCATAGTCACATATAACTTTTTCCGAACCTCTAAATCCAATTATTTGAAATAATGAATCTGAGTGTTTGATGACTAAAGCATAAATATCTACATCTTCAACCTTCTTTGTCATAGGGACAAGTAGACATCCATTCTTCCTATCAGTTGTCTTAACATCAACTGTCGCTCCATCAGACATAATACAATCTGCTTTATCAGTTTTGCCTGTAACAAACGATGGCATAATATTAAATTCCTTACAAAATGCAAATTCTCCACCAAATCCATCTAGGTCTATTTTACATTTAGAATGGTCACTAATTTGTTTATCATCAAAACCATTTGCTCTAGCAGAACTATGTCTAGTTTTAGCAATATACTCTACAATCTTCTGTTCATTTTCATTAAGTATAATTTCTCTCACATTAAATCCCTTTACTTGTATCTTCTTCACATCTAGATTTAAAAGCACAATAACTGCATTCCCAACTAGCCACAGGGGACACTCCCTCTTGAAGAGTAGGTAGGCTATTTTTAGAATGTTCTGCATTTATCCTTTCCCAAAAACCGAGAGCAGTTAGTAGCCGATCTCTACTAACTTCCTTATACCTCAGCATAGAGGTATCCTTGTTATAATACAGAATTAACATTCCATCAAGCCTACCGAACTCCTTTTCAACTGCAAGACCATAAGTAGCCAATTGCAATTCTTGATGTATCGAAGGCTCTCTCCTCTCCTTATACCTAGAAAATATCTTTTTATATTGGAATGAACCAATGCTCTTGATATCATATAGGTAAACACGACCATCCTCCAACTCAATTACCAAATCTGCAAAGCCAAAGACTCTTATTTTTTTTAATATTATTTCTTTTTCTATATATATATTATTTATATATATATTATATATACTAAAGTAAGAGTCGTTTCTTTCAATTTTTTTGAATGCATTTTGAATATCTTCATGAATCAAATCTCCTAGGCGAAATAACCTCTGAACTCTTTTATCTATAACTTCGGTTGGCTCTAGTCTCAGTATTGTCTCATAGTAGATTTTTCTAGAACACATACCTGCTGATGATGGGCGATAATGAGGATCAGAAGGCTTAGCCTTATTGATTTCTTCTCTTTGTATTTGGTTGATTTCGATCAGATGATCGTGATATGTCGACTGAATGTCAATCGGGTGTTTCATTTATTCTCCACGGTTATTTGGGTTAAAATTGGGTATTCAAATATAATGCCATTTTGATGACATTACAAAAACATATTTTCAATATTTTCAATATTTTCAACTTTTTTTTCGATGTCTCATAAGATTTATAACTGAATGATACACAAGTGATACATTAAAAAATATAATTGAGACATTGAATTTTGCAAGGTCAAATTTATAAATTGTAAGGCTAAAAATATACATATAGGAAATTTGAAAATTACAAAAAAAACTCTAGGAGATTTCTCCCCTAGAGTCTTATTTTCCTATTATGATTTTACAGGTTTTGCATCAGCCCATGGTTGAAGCTTATTAGGAACTTTTATAGGTACTAGAACAAATTCTCCTTTGTTAGTTCTATGTGTACCTAAAATAGCATCACCTAATCCAAGTTCTACCATCTCCCAACCATCTTCTGCACCTAGATATGCTACTACCTCTGCATCTTGGTTTTCTGCTTTGAGTAGTTCTATTAGTTTACTTACTTTCATTATTCATACTCCTCATATTCATCTATGATTTCACCTCTACCACAAGCAACTCCCTTAAAACACATCCCAGGCTCATCATATTCTAGTTTGAGCCATAGATTAGGAAAGATTGATCCTAATTTTTCAAGCCAAGGAATAGGCGGAGCATAGGCAGTAAGGAATGTAAACTTAATATCTGTAGACTGTGTTACCTTTTTGTACATAATACAATCTACAGCATCCCACTTAGTACCCCAATTATCCCAGCACCATGAATACCACCATATAGTCCCTCCACTAGGTAGCTTGTATGGTTCTTTTTCAGTTGTATCTCTTAGAACCTCTGGCATAGGTATTATAGAGTCTAGCAGATTCTCTACATAGCTAGTTTCAGAATCATATTTTAATGTTTCATTGAACAATGCTTCTAGTCCTTTAAAATCATCTAGAGCATCTTTTCCATCTGCTAATATTAGCAGTTTATTTTCACACCAATTAGGCATTTGATTTCTCCTTTCTTATCATTTCCTCTATAGCCAATCGAGTTCTACGAGTGGCTTTGTCTTCATTTGTTATTTTACCTGTTCTCTTATCTATTATAGGAACACTTATTCCCATATCTTTATGATATATTTCGTGACAAGTCTTACATAGAGTTTGCATATCACCTAAAGAATAGTCCCAAGGTTCTACAAATCCATTGCTATCTACATAATATATCTTATGATGTGCTACAAGTGGAACTTCTCTTTTACTAGTCCAACCACAATTAAATTGACAACTCCATCCATCTCTAGCATATACTTTTTTTGCAAACTCTATCCACCTAGGGTCTTTTAACTTATCTTTATATTGCATAGTGCTTACCTTTGTTAGTAAAGAATAAAGCCCCTGGACCATTACCTTCATAGTCTTGTGATGCATATAGTTTAACTCCATTGCTTAGAACTAAAACTCTACATCCATTACTCCTTAGACTCCAATCTTCTGCATCTGCTTCCTTCTTAGTCATTTCTCTTACGTTTACTATCTTAGCACCTTCTAGATCATTAGCCATTATCTACCTCCACACTATCTGTATAACTAGTATTTCCATTATAGAATTGACTTAGTATATATACTTCAGCATCTTCTCTAGATTCAGCCATTACACCAAAACTTGCTTTTATAGTTACACTATATTCTTTTTCCATTACTTACTCCTTTCTAGGTATTCTGATATTCTTCTAGGTATAACGATATAGTTGTTACACTTTCCACAACATGTCCCACTATTTATAGGCTCTGCGTTGTGTCCACCATCCCAACCATTAGGATCAGGTTGTATAGATTGTTTACATATGCTACATTTTTTCATTGTTCTACTCCTTATCTTATTATGTTAGTTATTATTAAATACCATACTAGAAAGCATCCACAAGCCATACCTATTAGCACTAGTAACTTGCCTATATTTCCTAGTATTACTGCTATTATATCAATCTGATTTTTCTGCATATTCTAGAGCCTCCATTAATAGGTTGTATTTTTTCTTTTCATTTTGATTTATTATATTACACTCTAGAACAGCATTTAATATATTTTCTTTAGTTTCAAATATCCCATCTTCTATACTAGATACAGACCAATCTATATAAGGATTCTTATAGATTACTAATTGCTTCTTTAGGCTCTCATTCTCTTTTTCTAGTTCCCTATTCTCTTCCCATAGTTTACTCCTATATTGATTGCTAGGGATTTGATTGTATGGTCTACGATCATGAATATATACACTAAAAGCATTAGCATTCTCACATTTAAGGTTTCCACCATAACCATATTTATGACCTTCTTTAGGTTTTCTATACCTAATACTAAGTCTCCATATAGAATCACTTTCTTTAGATTTTTTATTAACATGTTTAATAAACTTTCTATTTTCTTCTGTATTAGGAACATTACTAACTAAATGATTGTGTTTAGTCTGTGACATTATATTTTACTCCTCTTGATGTAATACTGCTTATAGTATTTAGGTTAATCATTCTGTATGCTTTTTTTCTAGTATCAAGCACTACTAGATAGCCTCTTTCTAATGGATTAAACTTTAACTTACCACCCTTTAGATGCTTCTTAACTCCTAGCATACAATTCATACGTCTAATCTCTCCATTCTTTTTTAGAAAGACTACAGAGAATATAGTATTAGGCTTTCTATTCTCTTGTAATAACTCTAATATATCTTTCCTACTTATTTTTTTCATACCTATCCTTTCTAAAGAGAGGGGTATATTCCAACCCCTCTCTCTATTGATTTACGTTATAACATTAACCTGCTAATATATCAATTACTATATAAAGAGCAAATACTAATAACCCTCCCAAGCATAGCAATTCTATTCCACTCACTTAACCCTCCTTCCTGTAGATACTATATCTCTAACATAAGTATCTCCATATTCCCAAGAGCCAAACGTAGCATCACTTTTAGCAGCAGTAAACCATCTAGCAAACGGATCTTCTGCTTCACCTTTAGGTGATTTATATTTCTTCAGGACTCTATATTCTATTTCTAGAATATCTCCAAATCCAAAATCCATTCTACATTCCCATACCTCGTAGGGATTATCTATCTTTCTAGTTTTACCACATTCATTTTTATTAGACATTACTTTCTCCTTTTTCTTTATTATTAGGATTGATTTTGTACTGTTCCATATCTTTATATAATATTTCTAGTAGTTCATCTTGCCTACCACTATGTAATAATAATATATACAAAGATATTCTATTAGGCTCATAACCTGCTATGAGTCCTCTTTTTTTACTAGTTACTTCTTCGAAGGACATAGTATCTCCTATGATTTTGTAATCATACTAAATGGAACATTCCATCCTTTTCCATCTATCATAACTACTGCTCTAGTTCTATTTACTTTTTCTATAGTGCCAGATTCTACACCTTTTTTACTAGTAACTATAACCTTATCATTTTTACGAAGTTGATACTTTACTCTAGAACCAACCTCCTGTATTCTGTCATTTATAGCAGAGCGAATGAGTTTTAGTTCAGTCATATCACTAATCTGCATAAGATTCATTAGTAACTCTTTTCTTTCTATCATTTTATTACCTCTATTATTTGGGTTGTTGTTTCCCCTAGAGTGTAGCACTTCATACAATCTAGGCATTTACTATCACAATTAACATTGCTAGTATTAGAACTAACATTGCTAAATACTTTATCAAAATGTTTAGGGAGTTTTACATCTAGCTTATCTACATAGCGATTAGAATATATAAGGATTAGATTCTTAGGTTTATCCCTATTCTTTAGAACTCTACTAACTATATTCTTACGTTTAGTCCATAGAGAGAATGTAGTCATAGGTTGATTAAGACATACATTCATTAGATTTTCTAGATGATTAGAATTTATAAGTTCCCCATGACTATGAAATCTTCCTATGTTACTAGGACATATTGGAAGATATTCTCTAGAATGTATTTTACTAGAGAGATACTTTGAATTATTAAGAAACTTAGGTTTACAATTTTTTCTAAAAGTATTAAGCATACTCATAGAATAACACTCTCTACATATAAGGTTTTCTTTGCTAGAATTATACATACCCTGGCAGAACTTATTGCTAGTAGTATCTGTATTTAGACTAGGTATACCTAGCATCTTACCACTTCCTACACTCCACATATTATACCTCCTTTACACATTTTAGGCATAGCTTCTCATATATTCTACGATCTCTACACCATTCAATATGTAGAAATTGATTAGTACCTTCAACAGAGAAATTACATCTCTCGCAATTATGCTCTCTGGTTCTGGTTTCTTCCTGGTTCGCTCTTTTTGGCACTTCTGAAAACATAATCCCACTTTTTTTGAATTGCCTATTCATCTCTTTTATTGCTTTGGCGTATTTTTCATTAATAGTTTTAGGCATATCTAGTCCTCCTCTTCTTCTATAAAACTACTATGTTCTTTACATTCGCTACATATCCCTAGACTGTCATCTAATTCTAGATGCCAAGGCAATGCGTTACAACATTCACTTACTAGGTTAGTATATATTCTAGATACCATATTATTTATCCTTTATATTAAGAGTGAATGAGTCTAGTATACTTTCTAGATATATAAGAACACTAGCAACATCTTGTCCGTGCTTCTGCATAGTATCTAGAGCTTCTTTAGGACTCATATTATACTTATTTATTAGATGAAGCCATTGCTCTACTCCATCTCTTATTACTAACTTTTCTCTAGTCATTACTTCTCCTCTTTAAATAAATCGTTTAGGAATTCTTCTTTATGTTTAGTTTTCATATGTTCTAGTACATTCATATCTTCTACTATTATTAATTTACAATATGGACATTTTTCTCCATATCCTATGGCTAGAACACCATCACTTATTAGGCTCATTATATTATCTCCTCTATGTATTTTGCTAGTATAAATTGATAGTTTTCATAGGTTGCATTGAATAGGTCTTGTGCATCATTTGTATAAGATAGGTTTTCATCTATATATTTAACTCCTCTAGATTCAAAACTTTCTCTAACAACTTCGTGTGCTAATTCACAAGATAGAGAGATATAGTCACTATTAGACATTTTTACTCTACACATTATTTCTCCTTTAGGTTATAGTTATTAGTTATATAATTAAGTGCTTCTGTCCACCCTCTACATAGATGATAGTGATTATAATCTTTTATCTTTAGAGATTGTTTTGCTCTCATTTCATTATATTCTATTAGTTTTTTTATATCAGGATTCTTCATTAGAGAATACCTCCTTTATAAGCGATATTGTTATTATTAAGAATGATGCTAGTAGATATACTTCTTCGTAGTTCATTAGGAGTACATACTAGTTGAGTTATTTTTTATTATTACTAGGATTGATATTATAATAATTAATTCTAACATTTTTATTTCTCCCGAATTATAAGGGTTAAGTAACTACATTTTTTGTGAGGCTAATAATATACACAAAATATGGGTTTTTTTACCTAGTTCTGCATTTTCTAGTGAAAATGAGACTCGTTCTCAATTGTAATAAATTGAAAAAACTGGGCAAAACTAAAAAATATATAATTTCAGATATCAAGACGTAAAAAAAGAGAGGGAAATTAATCCCTCTCTTTTTACTTGCGAGAATAAAGCCTAATTAATTAGACTCTAATTCTTTTTGTTGTGCTTTCACTCTAGCGACCTCACGCTTATGACTGATATTGTCATTGTTACACTTGGGAACAATGAATTCATTTAGAGCGTTGTCATATCCAAAGCCTTCTTTTTCTTCTCTTATCAATTGGGCTTCTTCTTCTGTTATTTTAAGTTTGGCTTCACGTTTTTCAAAGAGTAATTTAGGAACTGAATTGATAAAATCCTTAATCTTTCTCTGAATTGGAGAGTGCGTGGCGTCACCTTTGGCAATTGTAATGAATCCGTCATTGCGTAAAACTGCTACTGCCTCCGAACTTATTTCAGTATCAATATTTCCATATTTGAAAACAAGTTCCAACTCTTTCATTTTCATTTTGTTATTAGAGTCTAGTAATCTGCCGTCATTTTTCAATGCATCTACTAAACTTTTTACATCTTTATTCATTTTATTTCTCCTTTTAGGATTGATTAAGGTCGTTATTGACCTTGAGGCTTGGTAGAGATTCGAACTCTAGATCCCAAAAAAAACCAAACCTAAACAAACTAAATTAAATTGTATAATTTAGTGAGTATTTTTAACAAGCAAGAAAATGACCAAAAAGAAACAATTACAAAAAGACTTGGAAGAAATATTTCTTGAAATAGAAATTTAATTGCTCTCATCTTTTCCCCAAACCATTTGTTCAAAGTACGCATTATTTCTTGAGACAGATTCCCAAAAAAGAATATCAGAAGCTTGTATTAATATTTTTTTCTGATCTTCTGTTAAATTTTCAGAATCATTTTTAACAATATCCTCTATTGAGGCTTGAGTATTTCTTAAAGCATCCATTTAGTTATTCTCCCAAGTTTGAATTATTTCTTCTATTTCATTTTTGATAATTTTAGCTTCTTCATTATCTTGTAATGAGTCTAGAAATTTAGTTACTGACTCTAGCATATCTAAAGAATAATCGATAATCACTATTTCACCCCCCTTAATTTTAATTGCTCTTTAAATTTAAACAATTGATCAGTCAATGAATTGTTAATATCTAAAACCATATCCTTATCTTCTGCCATATCTTTCAATTCTCCAAGATGAGTATCGGAAGTTTGGAAATTAATATCATTAATCGAGTCATTTATGCTAGATAATTCACTAGAATAGTTAAACAAGATCGCGTGTTCTA